GCATAACCAATCTCTACGTCTGCATAGATAGTTGTGCCTTCGATTGTATTGGGCGTTGTTGCACCAATAGGTGTGTTGTCAATTGTACCGCCTGATAAATCAGGGTCTGAGTAGGCTACTCCTACTGGTTTAGTATTAGGCATAATATTTTCCTTATAAAAACCCGCCCCGAAGGGCGGGCATTACCTTAGATGCGGTATGCAGTCCAAGAACCGTCGCCAGTCTTGCGCGCGCGGAAATGGGCTGAAGTTACAGCGGATACAGCAGCCACGCCAACAATCGTCCAACCAGTACCAACAGCCAAAGTAATTGCATCGGATGCGTCGGTATTGATCACATAAAAGTCAAATGCAGAATTGACTTTTTGTGCACTAGACATGTCTGCCTCTAGGTCAGCGACTGTTGGCAATGTAAGGTTGCCGGCAGTGCCGTTAAAAGTAAACAAACCACCAGAGAGTTGTTGAGCCGTTGCGGTTGCTGCGGCTGTCAATGCGGTAGGAGCGGTTTGAACAAAAAGAACTGCTTCGCCATCTGAACCAGCGGTGATTTGATATCCGCCTGTGCCATTAGAAAGTGCCATGATAAATTTCCTTAAAAAAAGTTACGAATGGGGGCCGAAGCCCCCACTAGGTTTAGCCCCAGAGACGAACCGCAGTGACAGGACGGATGGCTGCGTAGCCATACAGAACGTCAATACGGCAAGGGAGGCGGTCGTTGTTAATGTCGTACTGACGCACGATACGCAACGAAATACCGTTGTGAACTTGGCGCGAAGCCATGTCAACACCCTGTGGCAGCAACAAGTCAGCAGTCGCAAACGAAATCGCATCTTTGTGATAGATCAAGTTTTGCGGGTAGCCAACAGTAGCCGAACCAACCATTGTCACAACAGCAGAAGCTTGTGGGAACGAGTTCACAGTAGCCAATGCGTTAGACGATGTGTACAGAGCAGGACTGATGCTCAGCGTAGCAGTCGAAGAACCAGTTGCCGCAGCAGTTACAACGAACTGTTGGAGGCTGCCGGTCGATTGACGTGTCTGTGGGTTAACAGCGAAAACACTAGCGATAGTGAAGACGTCGCCCACGTTCCATGTCTTGCTCGAACCAGTAAAGCTGATGCCTAGAGTTGACTGACCTTCAGTTGCAACGGTTGACGTCACAGTGATGGCAGTGCCCCAATCGCCGTTGGTGTGGTTAGAAATGGACTGCGACATGTTGATCTCGTCCAGACCCAAAATGCCTTCACCCATCATGCCGTTTTTGAACTGGCGGCTGATAGTGCCGGTTGGGTTAAACAAGCCTTTCATGCCTTCGACCAAACCGGCGTTGGCAGCGGGGTTAACCGTTGCGTAACGCTGATCCATTGGAGTAGCAAACTCGTTAAGCTTCTGGTTAGCTTGGAGCAGAACCAAAGAAGTTGCAGGCGTAGTGCCTGGTGTGCCGACTGTGTTGTAGATGCCTTTGTACGAAGTTGCAACGTCGGCGTCAACCGAAGAGGCAAGCTGCGAGACGCGAGGCTTAAGAACACGTTCTGCAAAGTCATCCAACTGCATTGTCAGTTCAGCAGAGGTGAAGTTAACACCAATGTGTTTTTGGCTAGACACAGTCAGCGTTGTGAACTGTTCGTTGTCGGCCTGAACTTGCAGGGCGGCACCGTCAGTCACCAGCGCACGATCGGGCAGGCGGATACGGAGGGTTGAACCAATTTTGGCACCTTCAACAGCGAAGGAGTCGTCGTATTGGCGGTTTACGTTACGGGTGAGTACAAGGTTGTTCTCAAGGATTTCGAGAGACTTCCGTGTAATCATGTCAATGGTTAAGAGTGAATTACTCATTTTGATTTCCTAAAAAGTAAGTTAGCGGTTGCGTAGCGCTTCATGCTTTTTAATCTGACGCTGCCGTTCAGCTTCGATCCAATCTGAGGTGCTCATCGTTTTGATAGAGCGTGGGTCAGTCGTATCGTATGCGGGCGTACCCGTGCTTCTTGCAGTAATCGGACTAATGGGCGTTGGCGCATTAGAGGTTTTCTTTACTGGTGGATCAGCGGCCAATTTGGCTTCGATCTTACCAATTTCCTTAGCTTGCAAAAGCGGCGATAAACGGGCAATTCGTTCGGCTTCTTTCGGATTAGCACCTAAGTGGTATGCCACTTCGGGGCCAATGTCGGAAGATTGGATCGACTGAGCCATCGCATCAGTGATTGGAAGATTAGGGTTGTAGGCGACTTGCTCGAAGTCGTCATACTTCTCTCTAGCCTTTTCCTCTCTGTCGTGATACGACTCTAAAAGTTCAGTCCGTTGCCTGTTCTGTTCTCGTTGTGCCAAAAGTTGTTCGGCTCTCTGCGATGCAAGTGCATCTACATACGCATCGGTCGATTCAAACTGTTCTGGCGCTACGGGAGCAGATGTTGGCATTGGGGGCTGCGCCCTTTGAGCCTGCTCTCTTTCCCACTTACGTTGCTCTCTTGCGAGCCGTTTTCCAATTGCGGCGTCCAGTTCTTCCTGACTAAAGGTCTTGGCTGGCTGCTGTTCTTGGTCTACTTCCGGCGTTTGTACTTCAGATACTGGGGCTACCGTAGCTTCCAGTTCCGGCGCGGGCACTTCCGCTTGGCTTACTTCTTCTGACATTTTCGTTTCCTGAGAAACCCTGGTGGGCGCACCAGTACGTTAAGTATAAATTAAAAAATGTTATTCGGTAACAACCCAAGGTAGTGGCGTTGGTACTGGCTCAGGGATTGCCGCTTGTGCAATAAGTGCATCCACTTCGGCTTCCATGCTTGCCACACGGTCTGCACCGAGTGCGTCTTGTGTCCATAGCACGGCTTCGGATTGCGTAATGTCTGCATAGGGAATAAAGTTTTTGGTGTCAGCAGGTAGCAGATTGACCGAATAAGTGACCGATTGGCCGTCTTCAGAGATTGTGAAATTTGACATCACCACGGTATCTGGTTCTGGGTTATTCGTTGTTGACAAAGAATTGATTGTCCAAACTTTCATAGTTGCACCTGAGTGATTGGAGTGACTGGGGCTTGCGTAATTGCAGCTGCATCAGCCTGTTGTTTAATTTTTTGCATTAACAAAAATGCGCCAGACTTAGACGGCAATTCACCCAGCACTTGTTGGATAAAGTTAATCTCTTCGGTTGATAAGTTAAGTGGTGTGTCCATTTTTATCCTACTAGAAGATTACGAGTGTTTCCTGCTGCGTCTTTTATTTGAATATAACCAGCTTGTGCAAGAATTCCTGCTGTGTATGTGCCAAATCTTAATACGCCCGTGCCTTTGGGGGTCAAGGCTATGTCGATGTTTGTGTCTGAACCTGCGGCTGATAATACAGGTGCGCCCGTAGTTGCATTTCCCGTTACCCGTAAATAATTAACAGCGGAGGCTGTGTGAGTAATGGCAAACTGCTGTTGATTATAACTATTGGTAAAAAAATTAACCTCAGAACTTCCTTTAGAGGAAGTGGAAAACTGAATGTTTGTGTCACTACCCTGAACAGCTAACTGCGGTGTGTTGCCTGTAGTAGAGCCTTGCATATTGAAATAATTCACCGCACTAGCAACAGGCGTGACACGCAGGGATTCTGCGCCTGGATTACCGCCAATTGATGTTGTTCCAATAAACACGTTAGCAGCCGTTCCAGCAGCAAAAAAGTTAAACCGCCCTGTACCGCTTGCAATGTTGGAGAAAAAACCGTAGTTGTTGGTTGCTCCGGTAAGGGTAGAGTCTGCTGCGAAACCGTATTGATTCGTTACCGTTCCGGTAAAACCACCTGCTGCCGCACGAAACCGAAATAAACTTGTTAACGCTGCGGGAGATAAAATTTGCGTTTGATCTGTTATTCCATACGCCGTTGTAGTGGTTGCTTGATTTACGTTAGATACGTTTCTGAACCCGTAAACCGTTGCAGTTGTTTCAGCCGTATTTCTAAGTGCAAGTATTTCGCCAGTTGTAGGCGTTCCACCAATCCCCACCCGCCCTGCACTATCAATCCGCATCCGCTCTGTTGAGGTAGACGCACCGTCAGCCGTGGTGGCAAACACCAAGCGTCCGGGCATATCGTTTGTGCCGGGTGTGCCATCTACTGTTGCTGTAATTGAGGCTGCTTGAACAAATGCAGATCCATCATCGCCATAAAACAAAAATTGACCAATGTTGTCGTTACTTGCAACAGAACC